CAACATACGGAACAATTAATCAAATTTACGTACCAGGATTAGACACTCAAATACAAAGTGCAACAACCACACTAGCAACACAGGTTGCTGTGCCTTTAATTGCTGCAAACCTATCTGGATTCTATAATTCATACGAGGTATCAATTTTAAGCGGCGGAGTTTGGACAAGACCAGTAAATAGCGCTCCTTACATTGATGTAATTCTTGTAGGAGGCGGCGGAGGCGGCGGTTGCAGTAACGGTTCAACAAACCACGGAGGCGGCGGAGCAGGACAACTTTTAAGAAGAAAACTAGATATTTCATCTGTTGCAACAGGACAATCAATTCAGATTGGAATTGGAAATGGTGGAACGTGCAACAACCAAGGTGGAAACTCAACATTTGGAACATCAGGACAACCATTTTACATGGTTGCATACGGCGGAGGAACAACTACTGGTAATGGTCAGTCAGGTTCATGTGGACCTGGAGCAAACAATATTACTGGAATTGGCTCAGGCGGAGGGGGACAAGGACAATACCATAACTCATGGGGTTGTGGTGGTGGCGGCGGCGGAGCAGGCGGAGCTGGTAGAAAGCCTAATATTTGGTTTACAAGCTCTGGAGGATATTCTGGATACAGAGGTGGAAGTCCAGAGTCATCAGAGGGTTCATCAGGTGGTGCCCCAGGTGCAGCAAACGGTAACGATTCTGGAAATAGATCTCAAGGCGGAGAAGGTGGTCCAGGGTTATATGGACTTGCTGGAGGCGGCGGAGGTTCGGGAAGAGGCGTAGGTGGACCAGGTTCTGCTGGCGGAGGAGTTGGTCACGGAGATCACCTCGGAACTCCAAGAGCAGATGCAAGACCTAACTCAGGTTCTGGCGGCGGCGGAGGCGGCGGTAACACAGGTGGCTCAGGTATTTGTAAAATTACTTATTACCTTAAGTCATAATAATTAAGAAATAAAAGGAGAATAAAATGCCAGTATCAATGACACCACAGGCTGTAACACCATCTTTGTGGACATATACATATCTTCAAGCTCCAATAAATGGGCAAGGATATACATACTTTAATATTCCAGTTGAATATTCAGATAAAGGAACAATCAACGCTGGAGGAACAGCAACTTGCGATCTTTCAGCAGCAGGAGTTTTTAGAATTAATGCTAATGGAAACTTAACAGTTGTTTTTTCAAATTATCCATCTACAGCAAAAGCAGCATTTTGGCAAGTAGAAATTAAAGCTGGAGGCTCATATGCAATCACATGGCCTGGATCAATTAAGTGGGATGGTGGAGGAGCAGCAAACGTTGCACCACTTCTATCAACAAACACAACACTTCTAAACTTCTATACAAGAGACGGTGGAACAACCGTTTATGGCGGATACGCATTCGCTGATTTATTCGTTTAATAACTAATTTAAAAGGGGCAAAATGTACGCAATAGTTGAAAATAATAAGGTAGTTAGTGTTGGAGAACTGGCAATCCTATTCCCTGCTACCTCATTTCCATCTAATGGCGAATATGGAGATTTCTTTTTAGAGAATAATGTTAAAGAAGTAATTCAAGATATTGATTTTAATCCAAGCAATGAAAGACTGATTTTTTGTGACCCATACATAGATAATAATAAAGTTTATGTTGTAAAGAAGGAAACTCTTTCTGATGATTACAAAAAGCAAGAGCTTCTTGCACACATTGAATTTGAACTAATTTCAACAGAAGGATTAGATACTAAAGAAGATCTTTCTTCCGCTCACAAGCAAGCCTGGGCAAATTACAGAGACAAGCTAGAACTTTTAAAAGAATATTCAAGTATTTCAGAAATAACATGGCCAGAAAAGCCAGTTGTTTATGGTGGAACAGGAGATAATTAATTGCTACCTAATGCACGCTCAATGTTTCGTAGAGCAAGATTTACCACTGTTGGTCTTCGTCTTCATCTAGATGCTTCTCTTCCTGCCACATGTATTAGAGACGGATCTAATTTTGTTTCAGCATGGAATGATAAATCTGGAGCTGGAAGACATATGGTGCAGGCAACACAAGCAAACAAGCCTCAATTTTTAGCAACTGGCCTAGGCGGCCTTGGAGCATTACAATTTGATGGTTCAGATGACTTTATGACATTTTCCGATCAAACACTTGCTTATATTGCAGGAAAATCATTTACAATTATATATGTTGCCTCAAAGCCAGCAAACAATAACACATGGATTTTTGGTGGAACAAACACGGGAACTAGAACAAATTTATTTGCAGGAAACTTAACATCTAATACGCATAGAATTGGATTCTATAATGATGACCAGGGATCTATTGTTACTGCAGCAGCATCAGGAACTACAGAAATTTACACTTTAGTTTACGATTTAACAAATAATCAACGAACCGTAAGAAGAAATAGAGTAGAAGTCTCTCGTGCAGTCGCTGGAGGATCAGTTTCATCAATGACAGGACAGGCTATCGGCAGATATGTTTCCAGCTACGGAAATTTTAAAATTGGAGAATTTCTAATTTATGATAGAGCCTTACAGTTTGCTGAGTATGAAACTGTTGAAAAGGATCTAATGTCGAAATGGTCTATAATCTAAGGAGGGTTTAGTAAATGTCATATGCTCCAATTAGATTCGCTGGTCCTTCATTAATACCATCATATCCCGCAAAAATTTATACAGCAGTTTCTCCAATAATTATCAAAGAATTTACTGTAACTAACTTTAGCTCATCTACTCTTCCATTCAGCATATTTTTGCTTGGTGAAAATGGAGATCAAGTATTAAATCTTTATAATGTAAACAGATCAAGCCTTGACCCATATACTCTTTATGGAAATGTAAATGTACCAAATAATACAACTTTAAGACTAGAGCATTCTTTAATTTTGGCTGCAGGAGAATCAATTGCAGCTGTTACAACAACCCCAAACTGCTACTCACTAACCATATCTGGAGTAGATATGTCTGGAACTTTATCTGGCGGAACAGGTAGCGGAGGAACTACTGGTGCTACAGGAGCAGGTTATTCAGATGTCACATCTATTACCTCTGTTCAAGTAAGCAATGGATTAAAAGTATTTTATGTAAATAATAGCGGAGCTTATACAGCAGGACAAAGAGTTCGTGTTATTAATCCTTTAAATGTTTCAACATATGTAGAAGGTGTTATTACTCAAGTTGTAAAAAACGTAAGCATATCTGTAAGCGTTGATACAAAAAACGGATCTGGAACTCTGTCAGAGTGGACATTTGCCGTAGTTGGAAATCCAGGAACCCCTGGAGCCATAGGAGCAACAGGACCAACAGGCGCAGCAGGCGCAAACGGAACATCAGGTACAACGGGCCCAACAGGTGCCACAGGCGCAACGGGACAATCTTTACAATTGCAAGGAACAGTTGCATCCGTAGGAGACTTGCCAACATTAGGCGGCTTAGGTATGGTGTACCTAGTTTCATCTACAAATGAATTATATATTTGGAATGGTGTTGCATGGGTTAATGGAGGAAAATTTCAAGGTCCTACTGGACCAACAGGATCAACAGGTCCTACAGGTTTAACAGGATCAACAGGTCCCACTGGCGCAGCTGGAAGATCAATTAATATTAAAGGCACAAAAGCAGATGTTGCATCTTTACCTTCATCGGGAAATGTAAGTGGAGATTCATGGATTGTATTAACAGATTTACATCTTTATGTTTGGGATGGATCAACATGGATTGATGCAGGACAATTTCAGGGCCCAACAGGAGCAACTGGTCCAGCAACAATAGCAGTTGGAACAACAACCTCTACAGGTCCAACAGGAAATCCATCAGTTACAAATTCTGGAACAGCACAAGATGCAGTTCTTGATTTTGTTCTTAAGCAAGGGCCAACAGGGCCAACAGGTCCAACAGGCGCAGCCGCAGCAATAACAATAGGAACCGTTACATCAACAGGACCTACAGGAACAGTTTCTATAACAAATGTTGGAACACCAGAATCTGCACAATTAAATTTTGTTCTTAAGCAAGGCCCAACAGGAGCAACAGGACCAGCAGGACCAACAAGTATTGCAATTGGAACTATAACAGAAACTGGCCCAGACGGAGCTTCAGGAATTATAAACTCTGGAACAACTACAGATTTAGTTCTTAACTTTACTTTAAAAAGAGGCGCAACAGGAGCAACAGGACCCACTGGCGCAACTGGAGCAGCAAGCACAGAGGTAGGGCCAGCAGGAGCCACAGGCCCAACAGGACCTACAGGTGCAACTGGAACCGCAGGCGCAGACGGAACTGGAGTTTCTATTCTAGGCTCCTATACATCATTAGCTGCATTACAAACAGCACACCCTTCAGGAATGACTGGAGATGCGTATTTAGTCAACGGCGAACTGTATGTTTGGGCAGGATCACAATGGACTAATGTTGGAAATATTTCAGGTCCAACAGGAGCCACAGGTCCAACAGGAGCCACAGGAGCAGGCGCAACAGGCCCAACTGGACCTACAGGTGCCAATGGATCTAGCATAGTGGGCCCAACTGGACCCACTGGAACAGCAGGTGCAACAGGACCTACAGGTGCAACAGGCGCCACAGGTGCTACTGGGTTTGGGGAAACAGGCCCAACAGGACCAACTGGCCCATCTGGCGGACCAACTGGACCGACAGGACCGACAGGAGCAAGTATTACGGCTAACTTTATTGTAACAAGCCCAGCGGGAGGAAGTTATACAATAGATGGCGCTTCAGGAAATCCAACATTAACATTATTAAGAGGTCACACTTATGTATTTACGGTAAATGCCCAAGGACACCCTTTCTGGCTTCAAACAACTTCTGGAGCATATAACTCTGCAAACACATACTCGACTGGTGTAATAAATGGTGGAGAAGATGTAGGAGGAATTACATTTACAGTTCCATTGAATGCTCCAAATGCTTTATATTATATTTGTCAATTCCATCCAAGCATGAACGGAATCATAACCATAATCGGTTAATGATTATATCCTAAAACAGGGAAATAAATGAAAATAGCAGTATACACAATTGCTTTAAATGAAGAGCAATTTGTTGAAAGATGGTATGAATCTGTTAAAGATGCTGACTATATTTTAATTGCCGATACTGGATCAACAGATAAAACCGTAGAGATAGCTAAATCACTTGGAATAAATGTATTCCAAATATCAATAAACCCCTGGCGATTTGATGATGCTAGAAATGCGGCTTTATCTTTAGTTCCATCCGACATTGATTATTGTATATCCCTTGATATGGACGAAGTTTTATCAGAAGGTTGGAGAAAAGAATTAGAGTCTTTAGAAGGAACTAATGTAACTAGACCAATACACACACTTGTTAGCCACATATCAAAAATTGAAGACGAAGGTCTAGAATTTGATGCATTAAGAATGCATGCTAGACATGGGCACAGATGGAAATTTCCAATTCACGAATCTGTTTCTTTTTATGGAATAGAAGAAGTAAGAAAAAAGATTAATGTAAAAATATATCATCTTCCAGATAATACTAAATCTAGAGGACAATATCTTCCGCTTTTAGAAATGGCAGCAAAAGAAGATCCTGCTAGTGATAGATGTGCACACTATTATGCAAGAGAATTATTTTTTCACGCTAGATACAATGAGGCAGCAGAAGAATTTAAAAGACATTTATCTTTGCCTTCAGCATTTTGGAAACCAGAAAGATCTGAGTCTATGCGATATATAGCTAAATGCGATCCACAAAGTTCAGAGTTTTGGCTAAGGCAAGCAATTCAAGAATGTCCAGAAAGAAGAGAGCCGTACGTAGACTTGGCTCAATACTTTTATGAAAGACAAGACTGGATCAAGGTTAAAGAATATGCAAGCCTTGCATTAAACATAAAAGAAAAATACTTAGATTATTTTTGTGAAGCAGATGCATGGGGGTGGAAACCTCACGATCTTCTAGCTTTAGCTAGCTATAATTTAGGGTTTTACGAAGAGGCTTCAAAGCATGGAGAGATAGCAGTTTCTTTATGTGATGATCAAAGATTGCACGATAATCTAGGCTTTTATCATGCCGCTCAGAATCGTGAAAGTGGTATAATTTAAAAATGCCAAGCAACTTAACGCCAAAAAACTTTAGGTATCCGACGCTAGATATGTCACCAGATATCCCTAGAGATTTGGGTTATTTGGCTCAAGATATCGACGACTATTTAACAGCAAATCCAGGACCAACGGGCCCAACAGGTCCAACGGGTCCTACAGGTGCCACAGGCGCAGACAGCACAGTCGCAGGCCCACAAGGCCCAACAGGTGCACAAGGTACAACAGGCCCTACGGGCGCTACGGGCGCAGACAGCACAGTTGCAGGACCACAAGGACCAACAGGCGCACAAGGTCCAACAGGCCCTACGGGCGCTACGGGCGCAGACAGCACAGTTGCAGGACCACAAGGACCAACAGGCGCACAAGGTCCAACAGGCGCAACAGGAGCTACAGGAACTGGCGTTACTATTTTAGGAACCTATCCAACTGTTTCAGCATTACAATTAGCACATCCAACAGCAAATCCAGGCGACGCTTATTTAATTAATGGAGATCTATATGTTTGGGATGACGTTAATGATGAATGGGACAATGTCGGAAATATTCAGGGACCTCAAGGAACAGTAGGTGCCGCTGGTCCAACAGGTGCAACAGGCGCTACAGGCGCAACGGGTGCCACAGGCGCAGACAGCACAGTCGCAGGCCCACAAGGCCCAACAGGTGCACAAGGGGCAACGGGAGCGACGGGGAATACGGGTGCTACAGGACTTTCTGGCGGAATAACATTAACAGTAACAAATTCTGGCTCTGGGTCATATGTTATAAATGGATCAAATAATCCAACATTATCTTTTATTAGAGGACATCGTTATGTAATTAATGTAAGTGCAACAGGGCATCCGTTTTGGATTCAAACTATTTCGGGAGCTTACAGCGCAGGTAATATATATAACAATAGCGGTTTATCAAATAACGGAACTGATAGCGGAACAATTATATTTGAAGTTCCATTTGATGCTCCACAATTATACTATGCGTGTCAATATCATTCTTCAATGGCAGGAGCAATTACTGTTTCTAATTTAGGTCCCACAGGTGCTACAGGAACAAATGGTGCCGCAGGTGCCACAGGGGCAACTGGAGCGACGGGTGCCACGGGAGCAACTCCAACTATTGCAGATGGTTCTATCACAAATGCTAAACTTGTAAACTCATCTATTACAGTAAATGGGTCCGCAGTAGCACTTGGAGGATCTGTAACTGTTGCTGCAACAGCATATTCAAATGGAACAAATACGGCAAACTCAAATAAAATATTTTATAACAACACTGGCACTCCACCATCTGGAACTGCAGCAGGCGATTTATATGTCTTCTACTAGGAATACAGATGACTTTAAAAATATATGATGGAACTGACTGGAAGACACAAAGATCATTAAAATTTTATAATGGTTCTGCCTGGTCAACAGCTAAACAAGCCTGGATATTTAATGGTAGTTCATGGGCAATTACTTATCCAGAATTCCCAAGTTCTTCAGCAAACCCATCTATAACTGTATCCTCTGGGACAAACGGAAGAATTGGTTGTACATATAGCACAACAGTAGGCTCTTGGAACGCAGACGATGCATATGCTCCAACATCATACACTTATCAGTGGACAAGATCAGGCGTAGATATATCAGGAGCAACAGCATCCACATATACAACAACAGCATCTGATGCAGATAAAACAATTGGAGTTAAGGTAAAAGCTATCAACCAAAGAGGCGAGACAACAACTTCAGCAACTACAGGAATTACAATGCTTCCATTTGTAAGCTCTTTGTCTGCTACAAACACAACACAATCTGTCTCGGCCCCAACAGTTACTTTTAACGTATCTAATTTAACTTATAGCGGAAGCTGGACAGCTGTTTCAAATGCTACTACTTATGAAACTACTTATGGAGGAACTGCAGGAGCGCCTTCTGTAAATATAGGAGCAAGAACATTTTCTGGATCTGGAACAGCAGGATCAGCCTCTTTTTCTGTAAGAGCTGTTAATACAAATAGAATAGTGTCTTTAAGTTGGACGGCAGCTGTCGGAGCAGTCTCGTATGACATATATGTAAACGGATCTTTATATACAAATACTGGAAATACTTTGACTAGTTTTACTTACAATCCTCCAGATGATAACTCTAGAACATATATTGTTTATCCACGAACATCTACAACTCAAGGGTACGGATCAAATCAACCTTCAGTTGCAGCTGCCGCAACATATTCTACATATGGAACAGGAAGCGGAACTCTTGTTCAGCCAAACGCAACTTCGCCAACATCAGCATCGTCTTCTATAAGCCAAACAAGCTTTTTTGTTTCTTGGTCTGGAGCAACAAATGCAACAAAATACAGAATATATTGGGTAAGTCAATCTAACTGGACGGGAGACCCTACTGTTTCTTACGATGCAGAAACAACAAATACTTCAGTAACGTTTACTTCAAACTTTAATCCTGGAACAACGTATTATGCATACATTTCTGCATCAGGAGATAATAACGTATGGACTCCATACGGAGCATATAAAACTTCTGCAACTGTTGCATATCCAGCACCAGGAACGCCTTCTCCGTCCACATCTAGCGTTACTTCTACATCATTTAATATTTCATGGAGTGCAACAACTTATACAGATAGCTACAGGGTCTGGGTCGGTACTTCAAGCGGAGGAAATAACATAGTAAATACAAGCACAACATCAACCTCTTATTCAGTAACTGGACTATCTAATAGCACAACATACTATGTCACAATTACTGGATATGGAAGTAATTATGGCGGATATGGAAGTGATGGAACAACATCAGCAACAACACTTGCCCAACCAGGATTTATTAACTCGGCTCCAACTGTTCAATTTGAAAGAACTGCTTCAGTCATTAAATGGGGTATAGACAACCCATCAAGCACCTCTTATGGCGGATCTTTAAACCTTGTAGGTGTTTACTGGGAAGTTAGAACTGCGGCAGGCGGAGGAACACTAGTTGGTAATGGTACTAAAAACTTTACTACTTCTTACAATACAGCTACCACAGTCAACGGATATTACTGGCACTATCTGGTTAGATCTAACGGAACTGTGCCAGATGTTCCATACAGCGCAAGTTCTAGATATTTAAGATGTCAATTATATGGAACTGACTCAAATACTGGAGCCACAGTTAATGGCCCATTTTCTAGTTGGCTATAACAGGAGAATATGGTATGATAACAAAAGAAGGTAAAATTGAACTTATAGATCAGTATTTAAAAAAATTAGGCGGAGAAAAATACACCTATAGTAATAAAATTACCCCTGATTTAAATCAGGAGGAAATTGCTGAAATAAATTTCAGCATCTCAGAAATAAATAAAAAGATTCAAGCCGTTGAGTCTGAAAAAATAAAAATAGAACAAGGAGAATAAAATGCCAACATATACAAAGCTAACAGATGATGAAAAGTCTGCAATTACTCAAGCTGAGGTAAGAAACTTAGAGTATCAGATGTACTCTTTTGAAGTAAGACTTATTGCGGAAAATGCAAAAACTCAGCCAGATCCAGCAGTGGTTGAAACTTTAAATGCACTTATTGCAGAAAAGCAAACACAAATAACAGCAGTTAGTTAATCAATAATTATAGGAGAAGTCTATGTCATATTTTAGAACCGTACTGGCTGACTTCCCCGTATCTTATTACACACTAGATGAAGTAAAATCTGGAACGTTTGATTATTATAATGAAATTATTTCTACATATCCTACATATCAAGCATTACGAGATGCATTTACTTCATACGAAGAAATATCTGGTCAAGCTCTCCTAGACTACTCTGGAAATTTTAACAATGGAACAGTTTCTGGAATATCGGGGTCTAAAATAATGCCATTAGTTGCAGGTGGTATATATGGAACACTTGTATCAGATACTACAATTATGGAGTATGAAGCTCCAGGGCTTGCAAACAAATATTATTCAGATAATCAATTTTCTATCGAGGCCTGGGTAAAATTGCCAAATGCAAACAATACACAAGTAACCATTATAGGAGATCCAGATGAAAATATTGGGGTATTTTATAAAAATGGAGACCTTATATTTAAAGCAGGATTAAACGAAACAAGATATAAATACTCAAACAATAAAGCTATTCATGTTGTTTGTATATATACAAAAAATAATTTATCTATGTATATAAATGGAAATCTAGTTTCTTCATCCTCATTGAATAATTTTGTTTTTTCTAACAATTCAACAGCCTGGAAAACAGGCCCGTCTTTGCCAAATAATTATTTTGTAATTGACTCTGTTTCTTTTTATAGACATGCTTTAACAGGATTAAAAATTGCTAAACATTACTCTGAAGGAATAAAAGAACTAGACTACTCTCAAATAGTATACCCAGACGGCGGTATTTTCTTCAGCTTAAATCATTCAAAAATTAGACCAGTTGCAAGATACTCTTATCCAGAGACTAAGCCGTGGTCACAAATTATTGATGAAAATGTTGTAATGTCTACAGATCAGTCTTATATTACTTTTGCAAAAACAATAAGTCCTTCTACTAAAACATTTACTTTTACAGAAACCATTATAGTCCCAAGCTCTTTAAATGTTTCTAGCTCTCAAATATCCTGGGATGACGATGTTGAAAATATTATCGTTCAGGTCAGCCAGGACAACGCAGCCTGGCAAAATTGTAAAAATAATTTTCCAATACCATTTTTTAATAAAAATGACGGAATATCTTCAGGACTACTTTATTTAAAGGTAACAATGTCTTCTTCTGACACCTCAAAAGATCTGCCAGCGTTAAGATCAATTTCACTTGACCTTTATTCAAACACAGATTTTTATGCAGACAATTCTTCAGACAGAATATATTCATCTTTAGATTACGGACTGTCAAGATATAATCATCCTATAATTTCTTATAATGATTATAATGGATTAAGAATGTATAACGGCGGAGGTATTAGCGTTGACTCAAATACTCAATTTAGAACCATAGAGTTTGTCTTCACCCCGTCCTTAGCAGGATCTTTACAAAATGTTTTGTTTTCTAGTAATACCAAAATATTTGAGTGGAGTTCTACTGGAGTAATCAATAAGTCTGGCATATCTAATATTTATGTAAATGGCGTAGATTACACATCTGCAACAAATATATCTGACTTCTTAACTAGAGGCATGCCACACCATATGGTCTTAGTGCTATCTTCAGCGGCAACAAGTAATATTAAGTTTAACTCTAATCAGTCAGGCTCAGTTTCTGGAACAAGTAATTTGTATAGCAATATAGCCCTCTACCCAGATGCCCTGACTGCTGGGCAGGCCACAAATCATTACCAGCTTTATACAAAGCAATATGTGCTATCTGTGTCAGACATTTCTTTTTCTATTACAGAATCTGACCTAGGGAATGACCAAACAGCCTACCTAGTTAATAATACTGAGTATCAATCTGCAAATATTTAATAATTTTGTCATATTTATTGACAAAATCCTGGACTTGTGTAAGTAATAATGGTAAAATAAAGACATATGGATATGAATAAGATAAAGTATAAGACTTTAGAAGAAGAAAGCACCCTAGGGGTATACGTTTGGGAAATGCCCGACGGGCGCTGGATTGGTGATGATGAAGGAAACTATCTTTCGGTTACGTCAAAAAAAGGAAATCGATCCAGAATCGATGCTTTGGCTAGAGAAGTTCGCTCGTACGGTATATATGAGGGCGGGCCTAAATTTCTTTCAGCAAGACGAAAAGTCACAGATGAAGAGTATGCCGAACAAGAACAAAGATTAAAATGGGGACTAATACCAGATCCATTAGATATTGGAAATTATAAAGACGAAATGAAAAAGTTGGGTGGTTTAAAATGACAGTAGAATTCTTAGATGATGATTCAAAAGAAAACATCATCGACATCACCAATAACTCAGATTGGTTTACATTCAAAAAAGAACAAGCCTCAACAGACCCATTTGCTGCAGGCTTAGAAGATCTTAAGAAGGTAAAAGGGCTTGGACCTACATTTAAGAGAAAAGTAAGTAGAGAGCTTTCAAAAGCATTTAGCGGAGTAGAAAACACAGGCACACAGCAGAACCTCTTAGCACAAGCAATTACTGGCTATGCAATGTTTGATCTTATTGAGCCTCCATATAACCTTGAATATTTGTCAAAGGTTTATGAAATCTCTACATACAACTACGCAGCAATTAATGCTAAAGTTGCAAACATTGTAGGACTCGGATATGATTTTATTGAAACTAAAAAAACAAATGATGCATTTGATTCTATTACGGATGAAAAACAACTTGAAAGAGCACGCAGAAAACTTAATAAATTAAGACAAGACCTACATTTTTGGCTAGACACTACAAACGAAGAAGATACATTTACACAAACATTGATTAAGGTTTACACAGATTTAGAAGCTACAGGAAATGGCTACATAGAGGTAGGTAGAACGACAGCTGGAAATATAGGATACATAGGGCATATTCCTTCAAAAACAATGCGTGTTCGCAGACTAAGAGATGGCTTTGTTCAATTACTATATGGCAAGGCAGTATTCTTTAATAACTTCGGAGACAACCAAACAGAAAATCCGATTGCAGGACAAGAAGATCGTCCTAATGAAATTATTCATTTAAAGAAATATACCCCTATGAATAATTATTATGGAATTCCAGACATAATTGCTGCCCAGGTAGCCCTTGCTGGTAATGAATTGTCTGGAAGATATAACATTGATTATTTTGAAAATAAGGCGGTCCCAAGATATATTATTACCGTTAAGGGAGCAAAGCTTTCAACGGAATCAGAAAGAAAACTCCTCGAATTTTTCCAAGTAGGGCTTAAGGGCAAAAACCACAGGTCTCTTTATGTTCCACTGCCAGCTGATTCTGCAGACTCTAAAGTTGAATTTAAAATGGAGCCTATAGAGGCAGGCAGTCAAGAAGGGTCTTTTGAAAAATACCGCAAGTCTAATAGAGATGAAATTCTTCTTGCACATCGTGTACCTATTAATAAAATTGGAACACCAGAAGGAGTCAACTTAGCGGTTGCCAGAGATGCGGACAAGACGTTTAAAGAACAAGTTTGCAGGCCGTCACAAATGATTCTTGAGAAAAAAATTAATAGGATATTCGAAGAAAAAACTGATGCATTATTGCTTAAATTCAATGAATTAACTTTAACTGATGAAGACACTCAGTCTAAGATTGACGAAAGATATTTAAGAATGCAAGTAATTACCCCCAATGAAGTTAGAATTAGAAAGGGTATGATTCCCCTAGAAGGTGGGGACGAAGTCGTTCAATTAAAGCCAGAGGCAGCCGCAGAAGAAAGAAGTCAGGCTGGAAAAACTAGGGCAAGAGATTCTGAGAGGTCGGCAAATTCATCAGATTCTTCGGGAGAAGGCAGAAATGCTAAGGGCGATGGAAGACAGGTCGACTAACCCTACTCAACCAATATTTGCCTTTTTATATATAAAAACCTATAATTAAGCATATGAATATTGAAAAATCTGCATGGTCCAGCAATGGCAACGACATATCTCTTTCGGTACCTTTTACAAAGGTAAACCGTGAGAAAAGAACCGTCTCTGGTTTTGCTACACTAGACAATCTTGATCAAACAGGAGATGTTGTAACAGCAGAAGCAAGCATTAAAGCATTCGAATCTTTCCGTGGAAACATTAGAGAGATGCACGGATCAAATGCTGTAGGTAAAATGATTTCATTTAAACCAGAAACATTTTATGACCCATTTACAAAAGAATTTTATAATGGCGTATATGTAGATGCTTACATTTCAAAAGGCGCACAGGACACATGGGAAAAAGTTTTAGACGGAACCCTATCTGGATTTTCAATCGGCGGCAAAATAATTGAGTCAGATAATGAAGTTAATAAGTCAACAGGTAAGACAACTAGATTTATAAAAGAATATTCTTTAATGGAACTTTCAATTGTTGATTCTCCAGCAAATGAACTTTGTAATATCTTGTCTATTCAAAAAATGAACGGACAACTTATTTTTAAAGGAATTGCAGCAGAAACAAAAATGGAAAATATTTTTTATTGTGAAGAAAGTGATTCTGTTTTTATTTCAACAGAAAAAACATATGACTCTCCAGTATCTGGAAAGCCAGCAGAACTTATTGGATGGGTTGAAAGCTCAGACGTTAATAAGTCAAAAGAAATAGATAAGATTCTTGATGCATATAAGCAATCAAGATTTACGTTGCCTGATACACAAATAGCAAAACAGGCAAACGCAGAAGGAGGTAAAGAAGTGTCAGAAAATACAGAAAACGTAGTTGCAGAAGATGCAGTAGCACCAGAAGCAACCGTAGAAGATACAGCAGTAGTTGCAGATGCAGCTCCAGCTGAGACAGAGGCTACAGCAGATGCGCCAGCAGAAGCAGCAGCTCCTGCCGAAGACGCTCCTGCCGAGACTCTGGAAAAAGCAGCCGACGTATCAGAAATTGAGGTCAATGCAGAACCTGATTTTGCAAAAATGTTAGGCGAACTAAAAGGCTTTTTCTCAGAAACTTTGAATAAAGCATCCGAATCAAATGCTGCTCAAGTGTCATCCATCAAGGAAACAGTTGAGACTTTCAGCAAGAGTGTAGATGTTAGAATTTCAGAGTTGGCAGAACAAGGTGCAGCGTTATCAAGCGCTGTCAACGAAGTAAAGAACACCCTAGCGGGAGTTCAAAAGCGTGTAGATGCCGTAGAAGCAGAAACCGCAATTAAGAAGTCTTCCGATCTTGGCCGATCAGAAGAGGTAACAATCAAGAAATCTAAATGGAACGGTTCTTTCCTCGGTTCCGTAAACGAAATATTTAACTAAGGTAGGTATAAATAATGAGCAATGAACTATTAGAAAAAGCAGCTGAAGCTGGTACAACAGTAACTGGCACATTTGCTTCGACAACTGGAGGAACAGGAACACACAGAGCTAGCGAAGCTGGCAACGGTGGTCTCCTTAACCCAGAACAATCTGCTCGCTTCCTTGACTATATGTTCGACGCAACCGTAATCGGCAAGGTCGCACGTACAGTAAGATTGAAGTCAGACACAGCAGAAATTGATCGTATGTCTGTAGGAGAGAAGCTTATGAAGCTTGCTTCAGAAGGAGAGAACACTGGTGTAAACTCAGCTGTTACTTTCTCAAAGATTTCTCTTACAACAAAGAAACTCCGCATGGACTGGGAGCTTTCAACAGAGTCTCTAGAAGACAACATTGAGGGTGCAGATCTTGAAGATCACATTGCACGCTTGATGGCAACACAAGCAGGAAATGACATTGAAGATGTTCTTCTAAACGGAGATACATCTCTAACATCAGACGCACTTTACAAGTCATTCGATGGCGTTGTAAAGAAGTCAAAGGCAACAGGTCGTGTTGTTGATGCAGCGGGAGCAAACGTTTCTCGTGCAGTATTCAACTCAGCACTTAAGGCTATGCCAAGAAAGTACAAGCAACGTCGTGCAGACCTTCGCTTCCTTTCAGGGTCAAACCTAATTCAAGATTACCTATACTCAGCATCACAGTTGGGTGACTACGGTTCAGCTAACCCACAAGATATCGCTTCAAGCGTTATCCGTGGAACTCAACCAGGTCTAGGTGGTCCAGCAGGATTTGTGGCACCATTCGCATTTGGAATTCCAATTGTTGAAGTACCACTACTTCCAGAAACACAGACAGGAACTCACACAGGAGCTTCAGGATCACACGGAGATCTACACTTGACATTCCCAAATAACATTGTTATTGGTATCAAGCGTGACGTAACCGTTTACAGATTCTTCTGGCCACGTAAGGACTCTATCGAGTACACAATGTATACTCGTGTAGGCGTTCAAATCGAGCAGGCAGACTGCTGGGTAGTTGTCAAGAACGTTAAGGTCGCTTCCTAATATATAGGATTTAGATCCGCTAAAAGCCCCTCAAATTAATTTTTGGGGGGCTTTTCATTTGAATTTAACAATGCTATAATTGTTGATACCTAGTAGAAGGAGTAATACATGTCATTTGAGACATTAAAAGTTGCAGAACTCAGAGAAATTGCAGAGAACTTTGCAGTAGACACTGACGGAATTAAAAGCAAAGCAGACATAATTGCCGCATTAGCAGAAGATGGAGTTACCTGGACAGTTTACCAGAAGACCCTAGAAAAAATTAAAGAGGCAAACGAAGACGTATTTTCAACTGAAGAAGTTCTTCCAAGACTTGATCCAAAATCAGTAAATGCAGAAGACACCGTATTGGTTAGAATGACTAGAGAAAACTTTAGATATGACATTCTAGGATTTACTTTTACAAAAGAGCATCCTTTTGTTGCAATGCAAGAAGAGCAGGCTCAAGAAATTTTTGACAAGGAGGAAGGTTTCCGTTTAGCTACCCCAAAGGAAGTTCAAGAGTACTACGGATAATCTTTAAAAAATGGATATATTGATAGGTAACAATGCACCTATAAGACACAAATTGTATTGGCAGGGAAATGCAGTAGATGCAGACACCTTACCTACAGCATCTTTTTATGATGTAACACTAGATCCAGAATACTCTATAGATCCTAATATTGTTCAGTCAGCCTCTACAGCTTCAAAATTTGAAACAGACATTGGAGTTTATGAAGTATTTCCTCCATTAAATTTAGTTGATAGAAATAAAAAGCTAAAAGTTAGATGGCAGTATACCGTACAGGGGCAGTCTTTTGTAAAAGATCATTATGTTGATGTAATAACGCCATATGTTGATGTAACGCAAGCAGGAGAAGAATTAGGATTAGGTTCAGACCCTTCTGATCCAAACTATAAAACATATTCTCAAGTTATGCGTGCAGAGCAGTATGCAAGAAAAACTATTGAAAATTTTACAGGACAAAAATTTTATTTGTATCCAGAGACAATAACAGCCTATGGCTCAGGGTCAGATGTTTTACCTTTGCCATCAAAAATTAACAAAATTTATAAAATATATCAAAACGATGTACTTCTGGTTAATACTTTAAATCAAACAAACAATTGGCTATACCAAACTGTAATTTCTGATTCTGGATTTGGAATCAGGGTAGACAGAACTGGCATGCTAGATAATACTGTTTACATAGCAAACGGAATGGTTCCACCATCAATTAATGATTCATATAACGGAGCATTCGGAAAAGATTTAGTATATAGAATTAATGCTCAATTTGGCTGGGATGCTGTCCCAAATGAAATTGAAGAAGCTGCAGTAGAATTAATGAAAGACTATTTTTCAAGAGATAGAATTTGGAGAAACAAATATATAAAGTCTATCTCTACATTTGATTGGGACTTTGAATATACATCAGAGGCACACACAACAACGGGCAATCTTTATGTAGATAATCTTTTGTCAGACTACGTAGTTAGTCATATGGTTGTTATATAATGAATGATTTAATAGATTCTATACTCAGTATGAGAATGGATGTCTATAAACAAATAGACAATCAAGATACTGAGACTGGGCAATTAAAAAAAGAATGGCAGTATGACAGGACAATGCCATGTCATGCAAAAGGCGTAATCTCTAACTCAACAACTTCAAGGAGTGGAGACAAGCAGATACTAAGCAACAAGTATACAAATGAGCAAATTATACAAATAAGAACTGTTTCAAAAATTGGGTATAGAGAAAAGATTACAAATTTACGTGACTCAGAAGATAATGTAATTTGGGTAGAAGCAAACTTTCCCACAGATACACCTACGGTTTTTGAAGTTATGGGAACTACTCCAATAACAGATCTTTTTGGAAAAGTTATAGGATTTAACACTACAATAAAAAGATCGGAGAATCAGGTAATTGGACTCTAGCGCAGTATTGGTTCAAGCAGCAAGCGGACTTAGCAAGTACATGTCTGGCACGACTGGCGTTATTATTAAAGATAGCACTGTTGCTCAAATTTCTGCTGCCATATATTATCAGTCTCAAGTTGTATCAAAGTTGACTACTAGTAAACAATTTCAGTCTAAATTTAGAAATGTAATATTTTCTCAAATTGAAAAAGATTTTGGAGAATACGTTGATGCTCAAGCAAGAATAAATCCATCGACACTGCATCACGTATATGAGTGGAAAAAAACTGGAAACAAATCTCACAGACTATTTAAATTAAATATAAAAGAATCAATGGGGCTTTCATTTAGTATGGGATATTCTTTTATTGATTCAAAATCTATGGTGCCAACAAACTACGGAAAGTCAAGACATGTTTTTAGAGAAAAGGCAAGAGTTATGGAAGCGGGCAACCCAGTAGTAATCAGACCTAGATCTGCTGAAAGACTTGTTTTTGAAATAGATGAAAGAGTAATTAGAATGCCTAAAGGTGCTGCAGTAACAGTAAAAAGACCAGGCGGAGGCAAAGCTACAAATAGATTTCAAATATCATACGCAAGATTCTTCACTGGAAACTTAGTAAACCTATCAATAAAGAAATCAGGATTTCAACAAATATTTAATTCATCAATGTCTAGAGCAATGAAATTACCTCCCGATATTAAAAAAGTAAAATACTCTTTTTCACCAAACACTGTAGAGTTGCAAGCTTCTTCTGCGGTAGCAGCAGCATTCGGAGGTATAGCATGAGCCCATCAGCTAACGATTACAAGTACGATGTAATGTATGATTTAAGAAAACACCTGTGGCAGTCTTTAAAGGACATAGACATTCTTGACCCGCAGGAATACTATAGCGATAACCTGGGCGAGGAGCTGGTCCCAATAATTCCAGTTCAACAAATGCCAGAAATGAATCAGTTTTTAAGCGGGAAGACTCATATAGTATATGACAAGATTGGAATGTCATATGAAGACAACTGGGTAATATGTTGTGAGCAAATACTATATTCTATTTATTCTACAGATATATCAGAGATTGCTCAGATCAGAAACCTTATGGTCGACCTATATAGGAGAATGGATGACTCTGCTACGGAAATAAACAGAAGTCCAATACCTTCAAATAAATTTAAATTCTATAGTATATTTGTAGCAGACATATCCCCCACCAGCCCATCTGAAGAGCTAGCTGGGTTTTTCTCAGCCGATGTTATCCTAGAGGTCAAATATTCTAGGAATGTAGACTCAAGCGGACGTTTTAATTAAATTTGCGTTAAGGGGCATTATACTCTATTATTGGATATAGAGGGAAGGGCCTAGCCAGCCAAAGATTCAAAGATTGACAGCAACAAAATATATATATATTTTTTTGAAACAGGAGGAAACATAAAGATGGCATTTAACTCAGCCAAAAATATTCTTGTGGGAGCTTCACCGCTTTACATCTCGAATTCCGACTCCACAGTATCAGGTTATGTAGAAAATACAGAGCCAGGTGTTGCAAGAACTGGTACATCTGCAAAAGATGGCGTTCCAGCATTTGCTTCAACTGCTTCTTATCGTACTACACTAGATGCTGCACAGTCAACAACAAACAATGCTTTCCGTAACGTTGGATTTACTAACAATGGTCTTCAGATCACTTATAACCCAACTTACGATTCAGTAACTGTAGACCAGTTGCTTGATACAGCAAAGCTATTTAAGTCTGCGATGGAAGTTATGATCGCAACTGAAATGGCAGAAGGAACACTAGAGAACGTTCTTGTAGTTTTCGGACAGGGACAATCAACTCTTACAAATTCAGGAGCTACTCTTGGACTTGAAGCAGGATCTCTAGGTGTTGCTCCAACAGAGCGTCAGCTAGTTGCTATTGGACAAGCTCCAACAACCAGCACACCAAACTCAGAGCGTATTTACTATGCACGTCGTGTATTGTCTGTACAACAGTCACAATTCTCACTTGCACGTAATACTCCAACCACATTCCCAGTAACATTCCGTCTTCTTCCAGACGCAGGTTACGTAGGATCAGAATACGGTAAGATTATTGACCGTACTTGGACCCCAGCTTAATTAAATTAAGATAATAAAGCCCCCTCTTTAGGGGGCTTTATTGTTGTATATGTAATATCATTATGCTATAATAATTAAGACTATCCAAGGAGGATAAATTGGCAACTACAGTATACAGCGTAGAAGAAGTTACTCTACAAGATGGCTCAATAGTAAAATTGAAGCCGTTATCTATTAAAGAACTAAGAAAGTTTATGGCAGTAATAACCAAGACATCACAGGTTACAGAACAAGCAGAGTCGCTTGATCTTTTGATTGATGCTTGCGGAGTTGCTCTTGAAGGGCAGCTACCAAACTTGGTAAAAGACAGAGATGCTTTAGAAGCAGCATTAGACATTCCAACAATTAACAGAATCCTAGAAGTCTGTGGCGGAATTAAGATGGATGCAGACAATGCGGATTTAACTCAGGCGGCGGTTCTAGCTGGGATGAACTAGATCTAGCCGCCTTAGAAGGAGAAGTTTTTCTTCTAGGACATTGGCGGAATTACGATGAGCTAGAAGCAAATCTATCAATGCCAGAACTTATTCAAACTTTAAAAGCAGTATCTAAAAAGGAATCAGAACAAAGAAAGTTTACGGCAAGCCTTAAGGGTATTAATTTAGAGGATGATGAGAAAAAAGAAAACAGTTCTAGTTTTGAAGAAGTCAGAAGAAGGGCGCTAGGAATAGATGCAGATGAAAACGATATTGTTTCTTTGCAAGGACCACTAGCAAGCGAAGCTGGCTTTGGCATAGGAGCAGGACTAGGATATGTTAAGGAGTAAATAGTATAAATGGCTGATGAAAACATTGTAACTAATATAGTTGCCAATGCAGATTTTTCAAATCTTATTGCAGATGTCAATAAGGTATCAGCATCTTTATCTAAATTACAAGCCCAGATAATTCAGTCGGACGCAAAACTTGCAAACCAAGTTGCGGTCATGAATCGTTCATTTGCAGAAAACCTCAGAAGAACTGGCCAGTTTTCAACACACTTCGTAACATTAACCTCTGATGTAGAAAAATTTGGTAAAAACCTTGACGGTGGAAAGCTAAAGCTAAGAGACTATTTCAGAACTTTTCAAGAGCATACAAAGACCTCTGGCGGGCTTATAAGAGAATTAGCCAAGCAACAGGTAGCACTACAAAATGCAATAGTTCAACCCCTTGGGAAAAATGCACAAGGTTTAATGCAATACAATGTGCATATTCCTCAAGGACTAGATGCAGTAAAAAATAAAACAGCGTTAGCAAGACAAGAACTTCAAATAATGAATAAAGTTATTCAGGATGGCGGAGTTCAGTTAATTAACTGGGGTAAGAATACACAGTGGGCTGGTAGACAATTAACCGTAGGTCTAACCGTGCCGCTAGCAGCATTTGGTGCCGCAGCAGCAAAAGCATTTAGAGAAGCAGATTCCGAGTTAACAAGATTAACAAAGGTTTACGGCGGAGTTGCTGCAACATCTGCGGCAGACCTTGCGGCAATTAGAAGAGACGTTTCTTCAACAGCAAAAGAACTTGCATCCGCATATGGAACATCTTTTAAAGAGACAATACAACTTGCTGCTGATATAGCAGCCACAGGAAAACAAGGCGAAGAACTTATTGGTTCAGTAAAAGAAACAAGCAGACTTGCAGTCCTCGGTGAAGTAGATCGTCAAGACGCAATGAAAGCAACTCTTGCAATACAAACAGCATTTAAACAAAACACACAAGAACTTACAGAATCAATTAACTTTTTAAACTCTGTTGAAAACCAAACTTCAACAAGCCTTGCAGATCTAATTGAGGCAATTCCAAAAGCTGGTCCAGTAGTTCAGGGACTTGGGGGAAGCGTAAAAGATCTTGCTCTTTATTTAACAGCAATGCGTGAAGGTGGAATTAATGCAACAGAAGGCGCCAATGCTTTAAAGTCAGCACTTGCATCTTTAATCAATCCAACAAAAGTTGCGACAGAACAATTTGCTGCAATGGGAATAGATTTAAAGGGAATAGTTACAGATAACGCAGGTGATTTAACAGGAATGATTATGGAGCTGCAGGGAGCTCTAGATAATTTAAATCCACTTCAAAAATCTCAAGCAATTGAACAGTTATTTGGAAAATTCCAGTTTGCAAGAATGCAAGCCTTGTTTGAAAATTTAGGAAAAGAAGGAAGCCAAACTTTACAGGTATTAGACCTTATGAAAGCAAGTACTCAAGATCTTGCCGCAGTCGCTGATCGAGAGTTATCTCTTGTAACAGACTCAGCTTCAGGAAGATATAAAAGAGCGGTAGAATCTTTAAGGGCTAATTTAGCGGGCATCGGAGAAGAATTTCTTAAGGTTCAAACATTTTTTGTTCAAGTTGTAGATAATATTGTTCAATTTGTAAATAAATTGCCTGCACCAATTAAAACTATTTTAACATTTGTTACAGGACTTACTGCAGTAATTGGACCAATAATCATGTTAACTGGTGTGCTCGCCAACTTCTTCGGATACATAATTAAAGGAGCGGCACACTTTAAAGCATTGTTTAAGGGCGGCGAAGGCTGGAAAATGCTTACCCCTCAAATGATGGCTGCTCAAAAAGCAGGATCATTAATTGAAGCTACATTTTACAGTGATGCAAAAGCTGCTACTGTATTAAAAACATCAATTGAAGGATTGATTGCAGAACTCTCCATACTAGAAGCCAAGGCAAAAGCAGGACAGATATCTACAACCCCTGTGTTTACAACAGCCGCTGGAACTATAGTTGCAGGAGGCGGAAGACAAGTAAATCCTGGACATCCACTAATAAGCCCAACAGATACAAGATCGATGTCTCATTTAAATCCAGTTTCTGGAATGACAACAGATCAAAGAATGACACAAACAATATTTGGAACAGTTCCTGGCGCACCTAAAGTTAATCAAAAAATTGGCGGAAATCCTCAGATGTACATGTCAGGAGATTTGCCAAAAATAGAAGGACTTACTTCTATTAAAGGAGTTTCTACAGGTATAGTTGCAGAAGAAGCAGCAAAATGGCACTCCATGACTGCGGCATTGGCTATGCAGTCCGAAGCAGAAATAAAAGCTTTAAAGACAGAAGTTTCTAGAACTGGACTAATTACTTCTGAGTTATCAGATTCTTATCAAGCACTTCTTCCAAGAATGACAGAGATTACTTCTAATGCTGCAGCCGCTTCTGCAAAAATTGTTGCAGAGCTACAAGCAAGCAAAATTACTGTAGATCAAGCAAGACAAAAAATATTAGCATTAAACGCAGAAGTAGAAGCAATGATGGCGACAACCGCAACAAACATAGCGGGAGCGCAAGGAAGATCTATTGCTTTAACAAGCGTGCCTTTATTAAATCAACCAGTGATGGATCCTAAAACAGGCAAGACCAATATGAAAGAGCTATCAAGACCTGGAAGAACTAGAGAGTTGCTAAATAAAATTGCAAGAGGGCTAGGTGTTAAAACTTATGGTGCTCCATACAGCACTGAAACCACAATGCCAAAAAGATTTGCAACTGGCGGTCCAGTATATATGGCTCACGGTGGACCACATGGGACAGACACCGTACCTGCATGGTTAACAGAGGGAGAGTATGTATTAAAGAAGTCGGCTGTAGATAAACTTGGAGTTCCACTTCTTGATAAATTAAATAGCATTGCTGATGGACAAAGTGCATCAAGGCCTAGACAGGCAGCGCACATAAGCATGCCAGCACAAATGACTGCAGCTGAGCTTGGCTCAGTGTTTGGAGATAATCTTCCTAAAGGTGCCGACACACTTGCAAGGGTAATGCCAGAACACACTGTTCAGGTTTATGATGAGCAAACTCTTTCTTTAACTGATAAAGAAAACCAATATTTAAGAGAAGGCAAAAGAGGTCTTACTCGTAGCGAGCTTTTGCGTGCACTTCAATCTGAAAAAATATTTAACACAAGACATTTCAAAAACTTATCCCCTAAAGCTAAAAAAGAATTACAAAAGCTATTACTTAGAAATGCTGTATTGCTTCCAGAAGGAAGAATTTATCACGATAGAGATTTGTCAGCAATTTGGGGAATGACAAAAGATTCAATAGACAAAATTCCTAAAGGAGCTAGAACTGAAATACAAGCAGCTTTAGAAAAAGCACAAAAACCATCTATGTTCAGAGCAGACACATTTAAAGGTGGAAAGTCTTCGGGACAAATGAGTACAGATGCAGCCAGAAAAGCAGCAGGAGCAGATCCATTCTATTATCAGCTTCCAGATTCTGATGCAGGTAAAAAAGGTAAGTCTGCAGTAATGTTAACTGATCCAGTAACTGGAGCAAAATCTGCACACGTAACAGGCGGAACAAAAAAGTTTAAAAAGGGAGTGATGCAAGACGCAGCAGCACTTTTAGCGTTTAAGGGAGCACAAAGAAAAGCTTCAGGCGGGTATGTGGGTATGTCTTCTGGACCACAAGGGTATGCTGATGGTGGACCAGTTAAGGGCTATGCAGCAGGAGGTCTTGTTGCAATGCTTGCGGCAGCAATGGGTATTCCTTTCTTAGGAAACATGCTGGGCAATAAAGTTGGCGGAACCGCTGGAGCATCAATATCCAATGTTTCAAATATACTTCCTTTCTTACTACCTATGGGCGCAATGAGCGGAATGACAAGGGGTATTACAAGCAAGCTTCCTCAAAGTGCAACATCAACAATTAAACCTCTTGCACAAACATCAGCAAACTTAATGGCAATGGGCAAGGCGGGTTCAACTGCAGGTCCAGTAATGGCAAAACTAGGACCTATATTTGGAAGAGTTCTTGCATCTGCAACCCCACTAGGATTAGCAATAACTGGTATAACAACAGCTCTTACAGCAGGATTTACTATATATAAAAAGCATCAAGAGCAGATGAAGCTCAATGCTTTAGGGTTTGGACTCACAGCAGAGGCTGCTAAAAAAGCTGGAGTTAAATATGTTGATTATAATCAAAAGATTAAAGATAGTATTCAAAGATCAAAAGATCTAATGGAGGCCAACAAGCTTTCATATGAGAGCATGACCCAAGCAGGTATTCCAATTAAGATGACTATTACCGAATATCGTAAGTTAAAAGAAGAGGTTAAGGGTGCTTTTGATGAACAAATTAAATTAATTAATTCTACAAAGAAAGCAGAGCTTGGAGACCTAGCAGTTAGATTTAAACAACAATTTATCGCTGCTGGAATGTCTGCCTGCGGATGAAGCTACAAAAAAAATATATGCAATGTTTGCATTATCAAAAAATGCGGATATGGCATCAATATCTACTGTAGGTAATAAAGACTTTAGTGCAATTCAAGATGCAAAGAGTGCAGCAGCTGGGTCATTAAAATCATTTGATACTGCTACAAGACTAGGTAATGCTCAGTCTCAAGCAGCTGCATTAAATACTGCATTGACCGCAGTAGACGCTGGAATTGAAGAAATTATTAAAAAGAGCGAAGAAGCTGCAAAGAAAGACAAGACTGGCAAAACTGAAAAAATTAGTATGTACCAAGCTGAAATTCAAATGATGGATTATTTGAATCAAAGTCAATATAAGCAAACAACATTAACTGCGGCAACAATTAAAGAAATGGCAAAAGCTAACCCAGCAATTAAAGAGCTTGCAAATACATCAGATACCGTTGTTAGTGTGTGGCAAAAGCTTAGAATGCAAGCCATGGGGCTGGCTGGAGATTTGTCTAAATTGAGTGCTGATCAAA